GAAATATCCTGAAGAAGAATCTTTTAAAACTAACTTAAATGAAGTATCTAATATTGGGGTAAAGTAATGAAATTTAAAGTGGTTAAAAAACTTTGGGATTTATTTAGATCTAATAAAGATGAAATTCAAAAAGTACAAAAGAATATTACAAAGTTAAATAAACAAAAAACAAAAGATATAAAACATCATGGTTTTAGTAATGCTAATAAAAAATTAGATACTGCTAAAAATAGACTTAAAAGATTAAAAGCAGCAGATAGAGAAAGAATACAAAAATTAAGAAAAGGTGGCTTTGGTGCTCTTATTGCTGTAGGTGGAACTGGTGCTGCAGTAAGTATTATAGATAAAATATTAAAAGATACTAAACCTTATACAATTAAAAAAGGTGATACTCTTTCAGAAATAGCTAGAGATAATGGTACAACATTAAAAGCTATACAAGAAGCTAATCCAAATATTAAAGATCTAAATAAAATTAAACCAGGACAAGAAATTAATTTATCTAAAAAAGTTAAAGATAGAAAATCTGTATATCAAGGTATGTCTAAATCTGAGATGGCTTCTATATCTAAAGATAAAGTTGTTGAAAGAAAATATGGTGGACAAATAGGAACACCTAGAGGAGTAGGAGCTGCATTACGTGGTTATGGTAAAGGGTATAAGTAGTGCCTTTTAAATCTAAGAAACAAAAAACTTATCTAGCTATTAATGAACCAGAAGTTTATAAAAAATTTAAAAAGGAGGAAGTAATGAATAAAAATAAAGGTGGAGGAATGAATAAAGATCTTCGTGAAGGATTAAAAGAAGTAGAAAAGTTTAAAGAAGCACTATCAACATTACCAATTCCTCCTTTGACAAAAGATCCTAGAACAATAGCAATTAAAAAAGGTGGTAAAGTAGATATAAGCAGATCAAGTAAAGGTAAACATAAATATAGGAAAGGAACACATAAAACTAAAACTGCTAAATATGGAGGAAAAGTAGACAATTCAGGGCAACAATATGTTGCTAAACAATATGGAGGAAAAGTAAAATGAACGCAATAGTAGAAAGATTTAAAGAACCCTCATCTTATTCAGCAATAGCTGCTGTATTCGCAATGGTAGGAATAATTGTACCTAGTGATTTATGGCAAAGTGTTGTTCTAGTAGGATGTGGAGTTTCAGGTTTATTAGGATTTTGGTTACGAGAAAAGAAGTAATTTAAAATGGCAAGATCAGGTACATATAACTTCAATTTAGATATTGACGAAGTTATTCAAGAAGCTACTGAAATGATTGGTGGCGAAGAAACACTTGGTCATACTCCTAAATCTGCTCGTAGATCTATTAATCTAATGTTAAATGATTGGCAGAATAGAGGAGTATTACTATGGACTACCTTTACAACTGCTGTTACTGTTTCAACTAGTACAACAACATATGCACTAGCTGATTCAGTAACAGATGCATTAGAAGTTACTTATGCAGCAAATACAAGTAGTTCAGATCTTGAATTACAAAGAATTTCTTTTGAAGAATATAATATTATTCCTAATAAATCTCAAAAAGGAAGACCTTCTCAATATACAATTAAACGTGATGTAGATAATCCTACAATACATCTTTATCCTATTCCAGATAATTCTACAGGTATTTTAAAAGTAGAAGGAATTAGGCAATTAGAAGATGTAAATAAATCTGCAGATCAAAATGCAGATGTACCAGTAAGATTTCTTCCACCTTTAACATGTGGTTTAGCATATTATTTATCTATGAAACGTCCTGGTATTCCTACAGATAGAATACAAATGTTAAAAATGAATTATGAAGAAAAATTAATGCGAGCAATGGAGGAAGATAGGGAAAGAGCAAGTATCTATTTTAGACCTAAAATAGGTTATGTCTAATGGCTTCCAATAAAAATGCTCTAGCTATGTGTGATACATGTGGTTTTGTATATCCACATAGAGTAATGAAATTAAATAGTTATCGTATGGTCACTTGTCCTACATGTTGGGAAGGTGCATATGATTTTAAAAATCATCCTCAAAATAAAGTTCCAGATGTGAGAGATGATCCAACAATAAGAAATCCTCGTCCTGATACTGGTGGCAGAAACCTTGAATGGCAGAATGTCGCTGTAAATTGGGAAGATGAAGATAAGTGGTGGCAAACAATATGACAGAACTTACAGGAAAACAAATATCACAAAGTTATAAGCAGCTATTAAAAGTAGCTGTAAGTACTAATACTGGAGTAACAAATGATTTAACACAAGTAGAAACTGGTGATGGTACGAATACAGCATTACAAATATCTACAAGTATTATAAATATTACAGGATCTTTTGGTGTAACAGAAAATGCTTCAGTATCTGGTGATCTTTTAGTAGGTAGTAAAGTATGTGCTTCAGCATTTTATGGTGATGGTTCTAATTTAACAAATGTTCCTGCATCAGGAGATGTATCTGTATCTACTTTACGTGTAACAAATAATGCTACAATAGGAGGAACTTTATCAGTAGGAGGAGCTGTAAATCTTTTAAGTACAGCGACAGTATCAGGAGCTGCAGGTTTTTTAGGTACTGTTAGAGTTTCTGGAGCTACTTCACTTGAAGGTGCAGTAGTTATGAAAAGTACTTTAACTGTTGCAGACTATGCACATTTTAAAGATGATGTATCAGTAAGTGGTAATGTTCATATAGGTGGAACAACTACTATAGCTGGAGCAGCAAGTATAGGAGGAGCTTTATCAGTTGGTGGAGCTACTCATCTTGCAAGCACTTTAACAGTTGCAGGAGCAACATCATTAGCTAGTACTTTAAGTGTAGGTGGAGCTGTTAATTTAGCTTCAACATTAACTGTTGCTGGCAAAGCAGAGTTTGATGATGATGTATGTGTAAGTGGTAATACAATACTTGTTGGAAACTTAGCAGTTGGTGGAACAGCTACAGTTGCTGGTGCTGCATCTATTGGTGGTGCTTTATCTGTAGGTGGTGCTGTACATCTTGCAAGTACTTTAACTGTAGCAGGTAATACAACTTTAACAGGAACTCTTGGTGTAGGAGGTGCAGCTAACTTTGCATCTACAGCAACAGTTGAAGGTGCTACACATTTAAAGAGTACATTATCTGTTGGTGGTGCAACACATTTAGCATCTACTCTTACTGTAGCTGGTAATACAACTTTAACAGGAACACTTGGTGTAGGAGGAGCTGCAACATTTGCTTCTACTGCTACTGTATCAGGAGATGGTACATTTAAAACTGATGTATCAGTATCAGGTGATATACGAGTAGGTGGAACTGTTACTATTGCAGGTGCTGCATCAATAGGTGGTGCTTTATCTGTAGGAGGTGCAGTTAATCTTGCAAGTACTTTAACTGTTGCAAGTAATGTTTCTATAGGTGGTACTGTAACAATAGCAGGAGCTAATGTTCAAGCAGCAAATGCAAAAGTTTGTGCTAGTGCTTTTTATGGTGATGGAGCTAATTTAACAAATGTACCTTCAGCTATAACAGGTAATATATCCGTTAATAATGCTACAATAGGTGGTACTCTTTATGTTGGAGGTACAGCTACTATTGTAGGTAATACAACTATAACAGGTAATTTAGGAGTAGGAGGTACTTTCAGAGTATCTACTAATACATCTTTAGAAGGTGGTTTAGTAGTAGGTGGTAAAGCTGAGTTTGATGGAGCTGTATGTGTATCAGGTAACACAGTATTAGTAGGTAATCTTGCTGTAGGTGGTACAACAACTATAACAGGAGCTGTTTCATTAGGAAGTACCTTAGATGTTGCTGGAAATGTATCTGTTTCAGGTGATTTAAATATTGGTGGACATGCAACAGTTGCTGGAGCTATGTCAATAGGAGGTGCAGTATCTGTTGGAGGTGCTGTAAACTTAGCAAGTACATTAACTGTAGCAGATTATTCTCACTTTAAAGATGATGTATCTGTATCAGGTAATGTACATATAGGAGGTACAACAACTATAACAGGTGCTGTATCTCTTGGCAGTACATTAGATGTTGCAGGTAATACATCTGTTTCTGGTGATTTAAATATAGGAGGACATGCTACTATAGCAGGAGCTATGTCAGTTGGAGGAGCTTTATCAGTTGGTGGAGCTGTACATTTAGCATCAACATTAACTGTGGCAAGTAATGCATCTATAGGTGGTACATTATCTGTTGGAGGAGCTACACATTTAGCTTCAACCTTAACTGTTGCAGGTAATACTACAATGACAGGTACTCTTAAAGTTGGAGGAGCTGCAACATTTGCTGGTACTGCCACAGTAGCTGGAGAAACTCATTTACAAGATGCAGTAAGTATGGCAAGTACTCTTGTTGTTGGAGGTAAAGCAGAGTTTGATAATGATGTATGTGTA